TGAAAAATGTATGTTGTGAGAAATCAGAAAAATCAACATTTAGCTGTTGTGAGCTTTTTAGAGGAGATCCAGGAGAGTCATATCTAAAAGAGCCTGTCAATACTTGTGCAACGTTATCAGAGCTAGCAAGTGTGTATGCGCGCAGAGGAGCCCTATTCTTTTGTTTTTTCCTTCTAATTCCGGATCTGAAGAATAAGCTGTCGGCACTAGTATTGTTTGATCTTTTTGGCATTAGGGAGTAACCTCGAAGGTTGTGTCTCTATTCTTAACAAGATAGCTTATACCTCTGTCAACAATAAAAAAATCAAGCGAGTATGACCGACCAGGAGTCAGTGCCTGCATCTTGAAATCGAAAAACATGCCCTCAGAGTCTGATGAAACCTTTGTTGAATCATTGACATCATCGTAAGATAGGACGACCTTTTCTGTTACTCTATCCACGATCTGATAGTATATTTTTTCATACACAACACTTGCTAGATTTATCGGAGCCTTGACAGGAGTATTGTTTTCAGCTATTATATCTCTGCCAAAGAGCTTGAATCTAACGGTGTCTTTTTTGTTATAAGTTCTCACTGCATTTGTCACGATAACATCAGGCTCTCTTGATCCAAACTGGCCTGATCTTCTATCTGACTTTTTCATCTTTAGAGATCCGGTATGATATGCAACTGTTCCGTCAACTGACTTCCAGTATGTGGTAAAGTCTACAGAACCTTTCTGGACTAGAAGGTCTGATAGCTTATCTCTTTTTGTATACAATCCAGACTCTACTGACGGCATGGCGAAAGTTGCAGAATACACACCTGCTACGTTTGTGCCATCAGTTCCCGCTGTGTGCTGGCTACCCGTGATATAGTAATTAAAGAGACCTTTGTTCAACTGCAAGACAAAGCATTCCGATCCGGAAATATCAGTTAAACCAGAGCCACTCACTAGATTTGCGCGATCTGATCTGTTATATGAGTTTAGAAATAATGTTCCCGAGGAATCGAAGAAGAAGTTGCTGTGATCGTCTCTGATGCTGTCATCGAATCTTATCACGACTCTTGGTCGTAAAAGCGGATTTGAAACATGTCGAGATGCAAATCTTTTCACAAATCTGGACTTTCTATCATCCTCTTGTGATCCGGTGAACGATAATCTAAACCCAACGTCAGGTATCTGTCCAGAAATGGTGCCGGAGACCAGACTCGTAATATCAATAGCTAGATCCTCAGTGCCAACCTCAAATAGCTGTTTTTTCTCAAAAGAAACAACACCATTTCCATCGCTAAGATTTCCACTTTTGACATAATCAATATTGTCAGAATCTAGGAGACCTCCATAATTTGCCCCAGAAGCAAACCACTCATTATTTTGAGATGCGTAAGAAGCTGTAATAAAATTAGCAACATGAACATCACTAAACTTTCCTGTATCGAAGCCCTCACCTTCATCAAAGGTTTGACTTAGTGGAAAGACTGAGAGGGTGAAGTTCCTAGGAACTGCGTGACCTGTCATAATGTCTTTCATTTCTAACGTTGCCTTAAACTTACTACTACCTAAGTCTAGAGTGGTTCCAGTCAGCTCGGTTACTGGTGAAAAGTCAAACTTTATTAATCCTCTGGACAGCTCGGCGAGGCTACCGGTACCGTTCAGAGTTGTCTCACCATATAACTTGAAGAGATCTAGAGTGGAGGCTTGACCTACATTTGCGTCGGTCGCTCGAAAGTTTCCGTCAATAATTTTATCTGTTATGTAGGTGTCAGAGCTAGCTGTACAAACAATAATCATAATACTTCCTTAAGAGGCAGTTCCGATGATGTCGAAGGTTGGAAACTTTAGTTCAAATATGGATCCCACATCAGGAAGAATAACTCCAGTTATTTTTGTCTGCTTGAAATCAAAGGTTGATGTGCTATAACTTCTATTCTCAATTGCTCCGATTCGAGGAAAAATCTGTAGATCGCTAAGAGAGATAACAAAATCAGAGTTTATTATTATGTTCGTAATATCATCGATAATAACTGGCTGATCTATGTTGAAAAACTTTCTATCCATAGATTGGGCAATAGCAGAATTAATGCTAGTGATAACCTGGGGCTTGTTGGCATTTTCAGCCACAACAACACTATACTTTATTGCAAAGTTTATTATTTTAGCATCTAGAATATCAATTGCATCTCCAACCAGTCTAGTTTCATTTATAAGTGTGGAGATATTTTTCTTTAAAGTATCGGGTGAGGTACCTAGATTTCCGCTGGAGTCTCTTGATAAAACATATAAAAGTGCTGATCCCGGATTGACTGGGTTGTCATTTAGAGAAGCTCGATATACACGCCCAAACTCAGACGGTAGTGTATAGATTCGAGCCAACAAATCTTCTCTAGAGACGACTCTTCTTTGAGACTTTCTCGCCGAGGTAATCCTAGACTGTAAATCAAAAAGAGTCGGAGGTGAATCGCCACCTCTAGCAGGATCATCATTTGTAACTAAAACAGACTGTCTAACGTTTAGTGCTTCAGCTGCGTTTGGACTTCTTCTAAACGAAATCGAAAGGCCTATAAGAGATTCTATTGAGTTTGATGTAACATTGTGGTCTAGGCCACCTCCGTGTCTATATCGAATAGAAAGAGATGTGGATCTAGGAGAAATACCGAGAGTTTGAGTTTCTAGGAGTGACTGAGGATCAATACTAAACTTCGCCATGACGGGTTTCCCGAAGAGAATTAGTGACAAATCACTGGGATCTGGTATTATATCATCATCAAGAGTTTCAGCATTGCCGCTTCCAAATCTTAAAGTTGTTAGCTGAGTGACTGGATCATATCTTCTAACAAATCTGTAAGGGGCTGGTAGAACCTGAATAAAGCTGGAGACAGCTACAGTATCTGATGATTTGTTCTTTGTCTTTAGGAAAACAGTGTCTTCGCTTAAAGAAGAAACCTGGTAGTAGGTGTTTGACTCATCGTCTCTGACAGATAGTATTGATGTAATAGATTGCTCGCCTAGAGATAGCTCTCTAAAGGGTACAAAAGTGTCGCCTACTGTTATTGTCTCTGTTCTTAGCTTACCCGAAACGGCCCCAACTCCTCTAGTCACTCTAAAGTTAGTTGGAGAGCCATTATCTGCTGTTGTCGTTATGACAAAGTCGGCCAAGAAATTAGAATCTTCATCCTGTTCTGTAAAGTCCAAATCTGCTAGTGTAGAAAAAACAATACCATTAGCCGCAGAGACTGTCGTTCCCTCTAAGATAGCCGGCATGGCGTTTCTCTTGGGAAGAAAAACTCCCTTAGATGCAACAAATTCTGCAGGAACAGTTATGCTAAATTTTAGATTCACAGAGGCCGGAGCAGCTCCAACAATTTCAACTCCGGCGTTTCTTAGGTGAGTTATAATGTTATCAGGTTCAACAGCTCTAATTGGGTCGAGCTCTCTGAAGGAATGATCCAGATAAAAGTTTAAAGAATCTCCCACTGTGGCTGCAAAGTCCAAAAACATTCCTCCGACAGAGGCCTCAGAGAAATCTTGTATCTTGTCGGGAAAATAAGTTCTGGCTGTATCCAGAAGCTGACTTCTTAGACTCTCAAAGTCTCTATTGATAAATGTTTTATTTTGTGCTTTCTTAAGTTTCTTTTTTATTTGATCTGTTGCCATACCTAACTCTTCACTACAATTGCAATTTCAACAATCTGGTTTGTTGCGCCAGTTGCTGGCACAGAATATGAAATTCTGATCTTATTAAGAATAGAAGTTCCGTCACTACTCTTTACGACTGAGGGCTCAAATGATTCAAGTGATACAAACGGCATAAACTTAGAGACTGCTGACGATATTCTTACTAGGGCCTCTTGGATAATATCCTCAGAAGAAAAGTCATATGCAAGATCTTTTAAGTTTGCCCCAAAATCAGATAGAAGCAATCGCTCTCCATGATTTGTGTTTAGAAGGTTTCTTAAGTTATCTCTTATCTGGTCTTCGAGCTTTGTCGACATTCTAAACATCGAAGCTCCGCTTGATTCAAAAGATAGCGGCGTCAGAAGCCCAACAGGCTGTTCAATTTTTGTATTGTTTACCTGCTCAAGAAAGCTAGTTTGCAACTCTCCGACCGACTTAAAGTCGTATTTTTTCTTGATTTGTGCCATATCAGTGCTGCCTCTGGCACTAAATATCTCTTTGTCTTACTTACTAGATGCGCTATCAGGCACC